TTGAGATATCTCATCTAAATCTTCATTAGTTAAAGTTGGGTCAATCTTTTTTAATTCTATAATAGGAAGAGTTTTAATCTCACCCCAATAAAAACAATCTCTAAAGTAAGGGTCTTCAGTATAACTATATACTATATTAGCAGGGTCTACATAACTAATCTTTACTCCATCTCCGGGTAAAAACTCGTGCTTCGCAACTGCTAAACCTAGAACAGTCATATCATAATCTAACCTCTTTCTTGTGTCATCATATTTATTAGCTTCAAACAAAGTACTAATTGCTTCTTCTTCAGCTATTTCTATTGCAGGTTTATAATTTAATTGCATATACAACTTCAACTCTTCATCAGAATTCGGAAGTTCTTCAGGCTCTACTGTAAAAGGATTTGCTCCGGTTTTCTTTTGTATAGTTTCAAGCATAGGTTTTGCGACCATTTGTCCCTCAACCATCTGTTGGTACTTGCTTCTTTTAGATTGTGATAATGCATCTTGAGCAAAAGCTTTAGGTACAAATTCTCTGCTCTGCATTCCGTTTACTACAATATCAACAAACTTAGGCAATACAGGTACAGGTGTCCAATCTAAATTTAGATAAGACAAATCACCATCTATTGCTAATTCATTTTTGTATTTAGCTACTGACTGTTCTCCTCTTGCGTATAATCTGAGTCTATGGAAGTCTCTCCATTGATTATAATACCTACAACTATTTCCGTCTCTTTTAAACCATTCGTACTGAATAGCTTGTCCGATTTGTAAACCAAATTCGTCAGTAGCTTTTTCTGAATCTGAAACAAATTGACTAGGAAATCCTGTAGATGATATGTTAATGTCTACTTTCTTCATCTAATAATTTCGCTTATTGTACCTTTATTACTATACCTTGCAAAGTTAACCTTTATTTTTGAAACTTTTTGCTGAGGTATATATAGGTGTTTCTGACAAGCCATAATCGCTAACCCCGAGGAAATACTAGCATCAAACTTAGTTCTATTACTTATGTCAAATTTTGCCCAATCTTCTAAAGTTCTTGTAAAAATGCAATCACCCATTTCATTATTTTCTTTCATTCCTATGTTTGCATCTATGTAAGATTCTATTGCAGAAGCGTGTGCTTGTTTTACTGCTTCACTTGAATTAGGAATACCACCTAATTCTTTTTCAGTCTTTGATAATTTATTATAGTGTTTGTCAGGTCTATTTAAACAAAAATTTCTATATCCTCTATTTTTAAAATGATATAGTAATCTAGGTTTATTATTCTCTATAAGTATTGGCATACCATAAAACACACAAGCTTTTAATACATCTTCAAAAAATATTTCTGCCGTTTGAGGTCTAGCAACATATTCTAAAAAAAACTCATTACTTGGAGCATCATCCATATTAAACATAGTTAAACCGTGCAAGGCTCCATTAGAACCTCCACCACCTACAGTTCCTGATATATCATAACTATCACATCCGAATGCACCTATATGTTTATTGCCCGGTGTTTTTTTACCATTAATACTTTCTACTCTGTTTTGTAGATTTTTTGATGGAGTCCAAGATACATAAAACCTACCTCTTTGATTTGGAGTAAACTCAACCTTAGAATCTTTTATTCCATTTTTCCAAACTAAATCTCCTCTTGTTAAATGATGGTCTATTATTAAAGAATCATTGTAATCTATTTGCTGATATATTTTGGTAAGATTAAATATAGATTGCTTACTCTCATCTCTAAATGCGTGTGATTCACTTCTAGGAAATTGTCTATAAAATTCATTTAATGCATCAGGGTCTTTCTTTAATGAATCCACTTCATTATCCCAATAGTCTACTGCTCCTTGATATATTGTTTCTCCATCAATTCCTTCAACACCTTGTTCGGGATTTTTAAAAACAGGCATTCCATACCTATCTATAAACCCCTCCATATTCCATTCCATAGGGATGAAAAGTGAATACATACCGCTTTTGGTTTGACCATTGGCATTTCTGTTTAATACATTAGAATTATTGTATAAATTTTTAAAGTTGTCACCACCCTTATCTAAAGCATTTGATGTAGAACCCATCATACATTTACCAATAATTTTACTACCAAGACGTAGACAGGTTTTAGTTACTCTCCAATTATTTAAAATATTATTAGGCTTTATCCATTTACCACTTTCATCGTGAACTAATAGTAAAAGTTTTTCACCATCGTAAGAGTTGTCATCTGTGTTCTTCCAATCTATTGTAGTATCTAATCCATACAACTCATCATTGGTTGTATCGTACATATTTTTTTTAGTTATCTTTGCAGCCGGAATTCTAAAAGCTAGTTCTGTTTTAGGTTTATCCATACCATCCATAATAGGTTTAAAGAAAAATGGTAGTCTACTATTTATTGGAACAACCTTATCTGTAAACATTTTTTTTGCATCAGAACCTGTCTTAGACAGTATACCAACTCTAGAATCTTTAGCTAGAGTTCCGGTATTTACACATTCAGAAGATGACATAAAAGAAAATCCTGAACGTCTTATCTTTAAATAAATCATTCCGAAACTTCTTGTGTCAGCTTTACAAGCTTCCCAAAAAATAAACAATAATCTATTAGCTTCTCTAAAATCAGGATAACCAACATCAATAGATGTCCACTGTAAATACATATAATGTGCTCCTGTTATATAGGTAGGAATACCGTTTGACATATACCATAAACCTTGTTCTCTTCTATCAAACTCTTCCTCTATATAATCAACCCACCTATCTTTAAACTCTGAGGACATTTCATTCCACTGAAATATTGATTGAATCTTTGATAAAGCTTTAGGCAGTTCTTGTCTTTCCCAATACTGTTCTTCTTTTTTTGAGTGTCTTTGAAGACACTTTTTTGGTTCTAATGGAAGTGCTATACTTAGTCCTTGAATAGAAATTATGTTTCCTATTTGTCCGCTTTTAGAAATGACAATAAAATCATATTTAGAATTGTATCCATATTCCCACGTTTTAGCCTTGTTCTTAGACGTTAAAACATTTTTAGGTACAATACCTTCAAGTACTTTATATAATTTATTTAGACCTTCTTTCTGCAAATCCTTGTTTTGTATCTGTTTTTTTGGCTCCCCTTTCTAATGACTCAATAGCTTCCTTCTCCGATTCTATTCTATTTAATATTTCAAAAGCATCAAAGATTGCTAACTTTTTTGTAGCTGCTGCATTTTTTAATCTATCAGCAGATAAGTCATCTTCAGGGTCGTGTTTAATAATTGCTTCCTTCGCCACCTTTATCAGTTGTTCCACTGCCCTGTGACCTGCTTCTATTATTTTTAATTTTATTTCTTTTGATTTCATTTTTAAATCTTTTCTTTTTTCTTATTGGAATAGGTGAGCCATCGTGCTCATTCCATTCGTCTTCCCAAAAAATATAACTCATATGTAATAAAGATATAGTTCTCAAAGTATCATTGTTATTTGATGGTCAAACATTCTGTATAGTTTTTCTCCATCAATATTAAACTCATATTCACTTTCAGGTTTGTAACACACTTTAACTCCTTTTGTAACCCCTTTAGATTTTAAATATTCATTAGGATATTTTACAATTCCAATTAAAGGTTCTTCGCTTAATGGTTTATAAATATAAGAATCTTCTACCGGTGCAGGTTTAATAAAACAATATCTATCTATTGCATTCCACTCTACACCATTATGATATGCATAGTATTGTTCTTCATCTATAAAAAATAAATCATCTTTAAAATAACTTTTGCCACTTTGAACTTTTCCCTGCATATCATTATAATATTTAAAAACATTATGATGTACAAGTAATTTATCTCCTTTCTCTATAGGTCCATTATAATCAAGAGGAAGTTCTATAACCTCAGCTTGTCTATTAGAAAACCTATGGTCCTCCTGTGACGTACTGATTATAAAATCAATATTCCCGTAAGTCTTTGTGTTATCGTATCTTTTACCCTTTAAAGGCTTTACAATAAAAGAAGTTGGTGAATTCATAATTTAATTTATGAGCCACAACCAAAACAATCTATGTGTGAATCAGTTGGCTTGACTCCATTTAATTTCATTTTAATATTATGGATTTTATCTGCAAGTTCCATTTCTTGCTCGAATGTTAGATTGGGTTGCTTCTTTTGTTCTGTATAAATTTCAAGTTCCTCTTGTAATTGTTGATTAGCTAAATCTGACATTCTATATTAAGTTTATATTATACTCAATAGATACAGGCATTGTGGATGTAAACTCTTTCCACAACAAAATTTCCCCGTCATTCTCTATATAAATTAATATTGAATCTCTTTCTATATCATATTTAATTAAATGAATAACATAGCTTCCGTTCAATATTACTTGACCAACTAAATAATGCATTGCACCCGATTTATAGTCAGGTCCTACTGAAATCTTTCTAATATCCATTACGCTAATTTATGAATAGCAATCCACGAACTTGGTGCATCAGGCATAGTTCCCACACCTGTTGGTGCTGCTTGTGCTCTTCCTTGAAGATTAGACATTGTTGCAAGTAACTGCAATCTAACATTATCAACTGTAGTTTCTACAGGAAAACTAACTTCCCAACCTGAAGCTACCGTATCAGATACTTGTTGAATCCAAGTTTGCAAATAAGGACCTCCGTTTAATGTTGCAGTAAATGCAGCGTATTGAGTTGTAATATCTTGATTAACAACATTAACACCTATATTAACAATGTACTTTCCGGGAAGATTAAATGTAACATCACCTGAGGAAGTAATAGTTACTTCAGGTGTTGTTTGTCCTTTACCAAAAAGTATTACTGTTTGTGAACCGGGATTAATTGTTTGATTATTGTTTTCTTTATCTTCAATAACCTTATTCATCTGAAAAGGTGTACTGTTAACTGTAACTGCACCTAAACCTGAAGGGGGACTAATACTTACATTTGTTCCCGGAACAATTTGAGTTACTCCTCCACCTCCTGAAGAAACTTCCCATTGTGTTTGAATCTCTGAACCATTAATACTTTTAACTGCTAATACTTGAGATTGTAGAGTTGGTAATGCATCAGGTAAAACTATTTCCTGTTTTGCACCCCCGTCAGGAGCCATTACTGTAATAATTTCAGGAGTAGCCTTTCCTTGACCTGTTTCTAATTCAATCTTACCACCTAAGTTTGTACCATTTCCTTCAATTCTTAAACAACCTTGTTTACTTGTAGGAGCAGCAGATTTACCTAATGTTAACTTAGCATAAGTTGTATCAAACGTAAAACCTACATTAGCACCAAATGCACCGTTGTCATTATATTGTATTTGACCATTAGAGCCTCCCGGAGTACCTCCTCCTCCTCCTGCAAAATTAATAGTAGTTGGACTAGTAGTAGTATCCATAGTCACACCTGAACCTGTAAACTCAAAGAGTCCTGATTCTGTAGTATTACCTACTTTAATACTATTTACTGTATTAACTGATTGAGCAGTTATAGTTATTGTTTTAACTCCTGATACATCAGTATTAACTGAAGCTGATAAACCTGAACCTATTGTTACTTTATCACTCCAATATCCTGCTTGAGTATCTGCTGCATCATATTTGAATTTGTCATTACTGCCACCACCTGTTGGGGTTGGTATCCAATTTAATTGACCATTACCATCAGATTCTAAAATTTGTTGTGCTCCACCTTGCTTTGTTGGAAAGTGTATATAATAATCATCACCGGCACCTACTTCAGTAGAACCTGCTAAGTGTACATAGTTACCACCTCTGTGTTCTAGTGCTGCATTACCATAATTAATGGCATCACCTACACCATAAGTATCAAGAGTTACCTGACCGGCTTTCTCTTTTCCACCAAGACGGTGTTCTGAAAAATTACTACCCAATACATAAGTATTGTATTGATTGCCTTCAAACACACCACCTGTTCCGTGATATTGAACATCTGAAACTGCACCTCCCGGTGTACCACCACCACCACCACTTCCATTGGAAGCTGCAGTAATAATACCTTGAGCATTAACAGTTATGTCAGCATTGGTATAAGTTCCTGTTACACCTTGGTTAATTAAGTTGAAATCAAATGTTCCCGAATTACTTCCTTGTATAACTAAATCATTAGACTTAAAAGTTAATTGGTCTTGATTTTCATCAATAGTTTCAGTTGTACCTGAATTACCTGTTACATCAAATTTACTTAATCCACCACCACCAATAGCTGAACCATCAATAGTTATGTCGGTACCGGAAGCACTAATAGTAATGCCTCCTGTACCTAGTAAAGTAAGTTCTCCTGTTAATGTGTTTAGTGACTGAACGGAAAGACCTCCACCCGGTACTAACGCAAGAATATCTCCAATCCTATAATTTTTTGTAATCAACTCATTATCGACATCAGTACCTATTACTTTGTCGTTAATAGTTGGTATTGCATCTACAGGGTATGTTGCTATTCTTGCCATTTTTTATTTTACTTTTTCTAAAGTCTCTTTAGGACTTTTAGTAATTTCTCCTGTCTTTGGATTGATTACCGCATCCTCACCGTACTTTTTAGTTAATTCCTTTTCGACTACTTTATAGTCTTCTTTTACCTTGTCGATATTATCAACAATTTGTTTCTGTTGCAAAACCACATCCCCAAGTTGCATTTTCAATTGGTTAAATGCGTTAAGCATTGATTGAACTTGTGTAAGTTCTTTTTCTGTTAATTTTTTACTTTTTGCCATTTGATTTATATTTAATTATTTATTAGTTACAAAGATAGTAAATTTTCATTTAGATTATCATCTGTACAATGCTATTAGAATTCACATCGGGTTAGCAGTATACAAGTAGTGCTTCCATCTTCAAAGGTTATTTGCAAGTATG